AGGGGCAATCTCACTGCCTCCGTCATCTTTAAGAATGTCAAGTGCTTTCCCGATATCATCAAACGCCATTGTTGTTCCTCAGAATTAAACATCAGTTCCTTGTGATGGAGAGTACTCTTGGAAGTCTTGGTAGAATGATGTGAGTTCATTGAAACCAAAATCATCACCAGTGACGATAAGAGCATCATCTCCTGTGAGAGGCAAGGATGCATCTCTAGAGCCACTAATCAGATTTATAATAGATCCAGCAGCATGATCAGTTGTTGTAGTTCCATCAACTGCTCTGTAAACGGTGACATTCGTTCCGCTGATGGAACGGATTTGCATATTTTCACTATCAATAACAATGTAATCGTCAACGCTAAGTCCTGATGCATCGTTTACCGACATCTGAGTTTGTTCTGCAGTGAAATCTGCATTAATCGCGGTTGTCGCATCATCATTATAATCTTTAAGGGCTCTAGGAGTTGCAGCGTATCTCTGCGTTCTCTTTGCAGTGACCCTATTAGTATCATCAAACATATCAACTTGAACTCTCTTGATAAGTCCATCAGAATTATCTGCGATCTTACCAAAGAGATAAGTTTTGGCTGTAAATGTCAACGTCGAAATCATTGCACGACGATTATCAAAACTTCCCTCATAATCATCCGTCATGTTAATGTTCTCAAGGATGATTGGAACATCTCTCTTCTCCCCGATAGAAGAGACGAGATTAATAGTAATATTTAATCCTGGTTGGAAATATGGGAGAATTTGTTCTAAGATTTGCAACATATCATCATTCAACTTTGTTGCAATACTAAGTTGAAATGAAATGTTATATGGAACAGGCATGTAAACCTTTTTCATGTTAGCCAGTGTTCCTGAGCCACATGTTTTAAAGGTTTGAGTTATTGCAGCCTTTCTAGTGGAATCATAATTGATACCAGTCATCTCAAATGACATGCGAGGCAAAGTGATCGCAGGTCTTCCTTTCAGAGATGGTTGTTGTTCAATTTTGGCCAAGAACTTTTGCATTGGCCCATACGCCAATGGCACTTTCATCGTACTCAGTACACTGTCATTGTCATCTGAGTGACGAATTTCAATTTGATTAAACAGAGTTCCAAAACCGATAACGGTTTTTCTCAGGATCTCATGATAGAAGTACTGGCCAAACATTGGTTTTTATGTTTATTTAGAATTCCCCAAAGGGATTTATTTCTGTGAAATCCAATATTCCGTCGTCAGCTTCATTTTCAATTGCAATATTTTCTGCATATGCATCATACTGATCATCATATACGGCAGACTTAATTGCATATCTTCCTGTTGTACCAATACCAGGATGACTTACTGTTGTTGCACTACCAACAATAATCTCTCCAAGTGCAAAGTTTCCAGTGAGGTTGGAAATTTTGAGAACTCTATTACTCTTATCCCAAGATTTAACGCGAGCCGTAGAGAGTGAGCTCTCTCCAGTAATAACCTCATTAATTACAAAGTTGCCAGTTCCAACACCAGAACCAGATGCTGATGGAGCTGCGATTGTAATTGTTGGACCTTCAGTATATCCAAATCCAGCATTACTAAGTCTAAGTCCAGAAATAGTTCCTGCAGCACTTACAACAGCAACAGCAGTGGCATTTGCAGTGGAGAGACCAGATGGTGAAGTTGAGATAGAGACAATGGGTGGAGTAGCATATTGAGCACCACCTCTGAGGAATCCAGCACCATCAGTTCTAATATATGCAACACCCGTTGATCCAATACCAGCCCTAGCCTGTGCCCCAGACCCGCCAGCACCACTGAACGTAACTGTTGGTGGTTGTGTATAGCCGTAACCAGGATTAGTGATCAGAACCTGTTTAATAGAATATGTAGTAGATCCAGATCCAGCGTTGCTTGTTGTAATAGCAACTGCTGTTGCGTTAGCTGCATCTACACCTGCGGGAGAAGTTGAAATTGCAACGGCAGGCGGACTAGTATACCCATATCCATCATTGATGAGGATAATTTGATTGACTGCACCTGTATAAATTCCTGCCGTAGCGATTGCAGTTACACCAATACCAGCTAATGTGAGAGTTGCAATGTAACCCTTATCCTCCACATTATCATCAATCTCCTCAATACTTGTGTCAATGACTTCATCCTCGTATTCAAACAACTCACATGTGAGTTGATACATGTAGAGTTTACCAAGTTGATAGAAAGGATTTTCGTGTTCTACAAACTTAATTTCAAAAAGACTATCTGAAAGTGGGAAGTAAATTAAATCACCTTCTTTTGGTCTAGGAAGTCCATAATCACGAAGTCCAGTAATACTTGAAGAATCTTGTATGTTGAACCCAGCAACAAAATCTTCAAATCTTTCTTGTGAAATTACAAGTGTTAGTTCATCAGTAGTTCTAATACCAAACTTGGTCATCAAATCTCCAGAACCTTGGAAACCCTCATAGTTCTGTACATAAGCTTCAATAATAAAGTTATCATCAAATTTAGCCAAGACATTTTCTTTCATAATTGTCTTGGTGCCCAGATATTCTCTAGGCATATAATAGACATCAACACCAAACATCCTCAACTGTTCGTTGATGAGGTCTTGAACTAATCTTTGTTCTCCAGGAGAACCTTGTAGAAAGAATGGATTGAGAGCCATTAGCCGATCATGTCAAGAGGTGGAAGTTCATAATCAAATGTCATTCTTTGTTGCAGTTCTGCAAGTTCCCTTAAAGCGTCTTCGTAAATCTGTCTTCCGTTAAGTTCAATACCACCAGGCAATTTAACTCCACTATACTTACTCATATTTGCACCCCATTGTTTCTTAATGAGTGCAGTAAGATATCTCTTTAAGAAACTATCGTTGTAGATCTTCTCATTATCCGATGGATCCAGAACACGGAAACAATCGATTACAACGTATTCATTTGCCGCAACTCCTTGCCAATCAAGATCAAGATATAGTCTGTTTCCTCTCTTGTTATATCTAATCTTTTTATCTGGACTTACAAGGAACTGAATTGTTTCCAAATACTCTTTAGTCATTGAGTATGTCAACATCTCAATCGAACTAAAGTTATAAACATCATTCAGGAAAATCTGATAAGAAATACTGAACATGTTTTGAGTGATGGTATTATCGTCAAATCTGAAAATACCATTGATACCAATTACATGGTCTGGAATTTCAATATAATTTCTTGCTTCTGTGAATTCTGTTTTCGTCGCAAGAAAGTGAGTAGAGCCAATTCCAGTACTACCAGTAAATGTGAGTGCGACCCCTGCAGCTGCATCTGCAGCGTTTCTTGCCAATCTAATTTGATTTCTGTTATCTACGATTGCGTTAAGTTGTACACTATCGGTAGAAATACCAAGGAAACTGGTAGTACCAACACCCGCCAGAGATGTTGTTGCAATACCAATAGAAGTAGAACCTAAACCAAAACTATAATAAACTGGAGATCCAGTTATAAGTCCGTGATTTGGAATTTGAATATTACTTGCACTAATGTTTAGAACACCAGAAGTTTCTGGATTAAAAGTATCTGACTTAATACCAGTAGAAGCCACTACATTACTTCTGGCGGCATCAATATCCGACTGAGAGATTTGGTGTTTGAGATACATTCTCTCAACACCATCAAAGTGTCTCTCTTGAAAATATTGAATTGCATCATCGACAAGATCATCAATCTGATCGTCATCGACGTTGATTTCCAAAACAGGCTCACCCAACTGTCTTAGGCAATAGTCAATGAGTTCTTGTCTAGTGCTAGGTTTCGCCATGAATATAATACTAGCTTTTTACTATTTAGTGGTCGATTTTCTAGTGGTAGTTGATGAACTCCACTCATCAGATTTATTTTTTAGGACTTCATGTTCAATTTGAAGTTTGTCAAAAGCCTGACGGAGACTTACATATTTTGCCTCCGTCAGGATTATTTGTTTCTGTAATTCAATTACTTTGTTCAGCGAAAGTTCAATAACAACATTCGCATCAATATTAGAATGTTCCACAGTCAATAGTATCCGTCCATGAAGGAACGCCAGAAGCGTTCGTTGTCAAAATAAAGTTGGAAGTTTGAATTCCAGCTGAAGGTGTTGCCGTTGATGTCACCT